CCATAAAAGCTGGGCAAAGGTAGTCCCAAAAAAGGACACCCTGTCCCGAATCGGTACTACCAAGGATAGTGTTGACCCTGTCGTTTTACCCAAGGAGTTGAGTAGTCCTAAATCGGGACTAGTCCCAGATCAGGACAAAGATAGTCCCAACTTAGGACAGGTCGGTAGTCCCAACTTAGGACACACAAAAGAAAACCTTTCAAAAGAAACTCAAAAGAAAGTTCGCGTCGCTCGGACCGAGGCTTTATTTGTCGACTGGGTTGCTTCCTGCAAAGCGGCTGGCGAGGACTTGGTTCGTGAAGACGATCCGATCTTCGACTATGCCGAAAAGCAAAAACTTCCGATGAGTTTTGTTCGGTATGCATGGCTTGAGTTCAGGCGAAAAAGCATCGAGGGCGGAAAGAAGCAAAAAGACTGGCGCGCTCACTTTCGCAATGCTGTCCGCGAAAACTGGTATCGCCTTTGGTTTGAAAAAGACGATGGCTTTTCCCTCACCACCCGAGGAATTCAGGTGCAACGTGAACATCAGGACGCAGCATGAGCGCAAGAGACAACCTACGCACCGTACCGCACAGCGCCGAAGCCGAGCAATCGGTACTCGGGGCACTGCTGATGGACAACGATTCGATCGACCGTATCGGCGACCTGAAAGCGGATCATTTTTTCCGCTTCGATCACCGCACCATTTTTGCCGAGCTGCTTGAAATGATCGTCGGTGGCATTGGTGCCGATCCGATCACGCTGCTTGAGCGCTTGGCGGCCAAGGGCAAAGCCGATGATATGGGCGGCTTGCAATACCTGCACAGCTTGGCGCACAACACGCCGAGTTCGGCAAATATCGCACGTTATGCATCGATCGTGATTGATAGGGCGCAGAAGCGCTGGCTGCTCACAGCGGCTTCTGAGATTGAGGATTCGGTCGGCTCCTCGGCTGATTCGGCCGAAGACCTTGTGGACCGTGCCGCGGCAAAAATCGAAGCGCTCACACAGGTCAAGACAAAATCCGAACCCCGCCGCGCGTCGGTCGGTCTGTCCGAGCACCTGAATTTGCTCGAACGCCGGTCTAACCGGTCGGAGCGCCTCATCTCTACCGGCTTGGAAAATCTCGACAAAGCATTGAACGGCGGCCTGCGTCCTGGCTGGGTGGTCGTGCTGGCAGCTCGGCCAGCGATGGGTAAAACGGCCCTCGCGCTGAACATTGCCGACCACGTGGCGATCGATCACAGTTCACTATTCCTGTCGATGGAAATGCCGGAATCTGAGTTGCACGATCGCAACATCGCATCGCTCGGCAAAGTTGCACTCGACAAGGTAATGCAAGCCCCAGAGGGCGACACCGAGTTTTGGGAGCGCGTCACCAAGGCGTGCGGCTCCATCAAAGACCTGAATCTGTTTATTGATGACCAATCGGGCCTACGCCTGTTGGATGTGCGATCCAAGGCGCGCCTCGTCAAACGCAAGAGCGGGCTTGACTTGCTGGTGATCGACTACATCCAACTTATGTCCGGCGACGGTGCGAATCGGAATACCGAGATCGAAGGCATTTCACGCGGGCTCAAGACGCTCGCCAAAGAGCTGGGTATCGCCATCCTGGTGCTGGCCCAGCTCAACCGCAAAGCCGAGGATCGCCCGGGCCTGCCGAAGCTATCCGACCTTCGCGACTCAGGCGCGATCGAGCAGGATGCCGATGTGGTGATGTTCTTGCACCGCGAGGAAATTGCTAACCCCGAGTGCGGCGACCAGTTCCGAGGATTTGCCAAACTGCGCATCGCCAAATTCCGGCATGGCCGAACAACCGATGTTGGCCTGACTTATGCCGGCGAGTTCGTGCGCTTCGGTGATCACGTCGGTTACTGGCCTGAAGCGCCGCAGCAAAAACAGTCTCGCGGAGGGTTCAAGGCATGACCACCAACCCCACCCCCAATCAAACCGTCAAAGGAGACGCAATGGAAATGACCGATTGGTTCCCGCCGGACATCAAGCCAGTTCATTCTGGCGTCTACCAAACCGAGTTCGCTGCCGGTCGCGGTGATCTCGGTTATTCGCGCTGGGACGGAGTGCATTGGAGGTATCAGTACCTTTCCAAGGCTATAGCCGCCGGAAGTGAGGGTATTGGCTCGCAAAACAAACGCTGGCGCGGGCTGGCGACTAAGCCGGAGGTGAATCATGGGTAAGTTGACGGGGTGGTTCCCGCCGGAGATCAAGCCGGCCAGGATCGGGCTATACGAATGCAAATGGAGTGACCTTAATTGGTATTGGAACGGCTCCGCCTGGAGAAATGCCGGAAATAGCTTCGACTGCACTTTGCAAAACCGCTATTGGCGCGGCCTCGCATCCGATCCTGCAAAGGGAGCAAATCATGATTAAGCCGCAGCTACCTTGGTTGGTCAGCGAAGAAAAAATACTGCGCGAGCGGTGGGAAGCCGGCGACCAGATGATCGACATCGCCGCAAAGATCCCGCGCCATTCGCTCGATGCAATCAGGAAGCATCGCGAGAAACTTGGGGTGAGTAGACCTTCTTGGTTCGTGCCATATCGCGAGTGCAAGTCTTGGACTGCGATACACCGTGCTTTAACGGCTAAGCCCGGCATGTCGATTTACGACCTAGTGGCGGAGACCGGATGCGCGAAGGCAACTTGCACACGCCTGATCGACTTGCACCACGGCCACGGCGTGTATGTGAAGGGCTGGCGCGTTACCGCACGCAAACCGGCCGCTCTTTGGGCGCTTGGGCACTTGGCTGACGTGAAGTATGTCCCGGTCCGAGCGATCTCGCGTCGTCCAGTGATTGAGCCGTCGCATCGATTTGCCGCCCTGGTCAACCAACTCACGATGGGAGTCGCAGCATGAACGCTGATCTATCCGCAGGCAGCCTAGTCGAGCGTATGACGCGCGGCAAGTCGTACACGACGACCGAGCTCGGGAAGCTTTTCGGCACAAACGCCAAGGGCGTTACACCGACGCTCACGGCAGCCATGCAGACAAAGCAGATCGTCGGCGTGAAGATCGGCGACGGCTACAAGATTTCGACGCGATATTACGTGGCGGGAACTGAGCCGAAAAAGGTCGAGGAAAAAGCGCCGCAAGTGCATCGCTGGCAGGTTGGCGAGTTGACGGGGTATGACCGCCGCAATCGGGAGTTTCAGGAGTTGGCGCGGCTTGGGCGGGGTGCGCGATGAGCGCCGCTGAACGGTTGATCGCACGCGTAACGCGCCGGGAGCCGGATTTCATCATTGGCGGTGCGGAGAATCCGTACCTGCTGCGCTGGTGGATCATCCCGCGCAATCGGTTCTTCAACGTCTACTTGCATTGCTTCAAACGCAGCGACGACGACCGGGCCCGGCATACGCATCCTTGGCTCTTCAATCTGAGCTGGCTGCTACGTAGCCGGTATCGCGAATGGTTCGGTGACGGCGCGGCCGACTTTGTTGATCGTAACGCGGGCGACGTCAAATTCCGGTGGGGCGCTGCGGCGCACCGCGTCGAGCTCACTGACGGCGACTGCTGGACTCTATTCGTAACTGGGCCGCGCGTGCGCGAGTGGGGATTCCTCTGTCCGACCGGTTTTATCCACTGGAAGAAATTCACGGCTGCCGGTGATCCCGGGCAAGTCGGGCGAGGATGCGATCAATGACCAACCCCCAAAACACAGACGGCTGGATCCCTTGGAGTGGCGGGGAATGTCCGATTGCGGATGGCATCGAGCACCAAGTGCAGTTTCGCGACGGCAGCTTCGGCCAAGATTACGAGGCGTCGACCTGGCACTGGCACCACGCCAACCATTCGAGCGACATCGTTGCGTACAGGGTGATCGAATGAGCTTCGGGAATCGTCTTCGCGTTGCGATCACGCAGCATCATGAAATCTCGCTGAGCGAATTCGCGCGGCGGACGGGATTTTCGCTACCGAACCTTTCTCACATCCTGACCGGCCAGCGCAAGCCAGGTCTCGACACGCTGATCGTGATTATCAATGCGCTGCCGGGCACGAACATCGGTTGGTTGATTACCGGAGAGCCGAAATGAGCGAAATCCAGACAGCATTTCAAGGTGAGTTGCAGCTCGCGGGCTGGAGCGAGACGCACAACGGCGGCTGCAAGGTCACGTTCTGGCTGCCCGACGCCGCCGAGCTCGAAGCCTTCCGCGCGCTGACTGTGCGCAAAGGAAATACTGCTGGCCATCGCTTTATGGCGGCACTCGTCGAGATCGGTGATGACGAACTTCCGGTGCAACCCGAGCAACCGGAAGACAAACAGAAGGGCGGTGCACTTGCGGAGCTGACCGGCCTGTGGCGCAACGATCCGAAGTTTTGGGAATGGTGCCGTTGCGAGTGCGAGGAAGACGCCGTTAGGATTATCCGCACAGTTTGCGGTGTCGTATCGTGCGCAGAACTCGACCACAACCCGGAAGCGGCACAGATTTTCCACGATAAGTTCCGCATCCCATTTTCGAAGTGGTTGCAGTTTGGGCAGAAGGCGGGAGGTTCGCAATGACCCCCAAAAAGCCCCTAGCAGTGCGCATCGCCGAAATCGCCGAGACCTATCAAGACGATGGGTTGATGCGTTGTGCGATCGAGGTTATCGATATGCATGATGAGCTGCGGCGCACCCGTTGGGACCGGGCGCGTGAATGGACGCTTCTTGTCTTCGTCAGTGCGTACATTCTGCGCACCGTATGGATCGAGGTCGCGAAATGCCTCTGACTCGCAAAAGCGACCTAAAGCCCCGCGCATGTCGCGTGTGCAAAAGCAATTTCGTCCCGGCGCGGTCGATGCAGTCCGCGTGCTCCGTTCCGTGCGCCGTAGCCTGGGCCAAAAAGCTCGCAGCGCAAAAGGCGGCGAGAGCGAACCGCGCCGAGCGAAAATCACTCCGCGAGGCGCTGGAGAAGGCGAAGACACGCGGCGCGCATTTGAAGGAGTTGCAGGCGGCGTTCAATGGTTGGGTGCGCGCAAGAGACGCGGGGCAGCCTTGCATCTCGTGTGGCCGGTTTGGCCAGGATATGCAAGCCGGGCATTACCGATCGGTTGGGTCGAGTGCCGCCACCCGCTTCATGCCAAATAATTGCTGGCTCCAATGTCGGCAATGCAATCTGTACCAGCATGGCTCGCCGATTTCTTATCGCATCAACCTCATCAAGCGAATCGGTTTGGAGGCGGTCGAGGAATTGGAGAAAGACCATCCGCCGCTGAAACTCACCTTGGCGGAGATATTGGAAATGAA